TGTTGGCATGGATGCAGCTGGCAGTCACCGAGACATGAATTTTGTCGACGCTTCGGCGGTGTTGCTGGAGGAAAACTATCCCTGGCTGGCGGTGTTGGTCTGGTTATTTATTCAGGCAATTCCGGCTGTCGCGCGGCGTTTGGTTTTGGATTTTTTGCCGCTTGAATCTGGATTGGTGCGCGGCGCTTAAATTTTGTTCTAATTAGTATCTTCTGTGATCTGGAAACTTGGAGTTGATTTGCTTGTGCTTTAACTTGGCTTAAAGTCGATTTAAACCAAGTTAAAGCGGAGTGTTACCAATGTTTGCCTTTTCTTCTGGATTGCATGCTGTTGAGTCGTCTGTTGCAATTCTTACAAATGTTTTGGTAAGTTCCGTCTTGTTGTTTAATCACGTAATTTGAGGCTTGACCGAAGGGCAGTTGCGCTTCGCAGTTATAGCAAGTGTCATTTGAGCCAGAAGTGCTCATGATGTACACGAACAAAACTACACTTGCGATTCCGCAAAATATAAGCAATATAATTTCTGGCGTTCCCATGCTGGTGCTCCTTGCTAGTTTTCATTAAGATTAAACGAGTTTAAATAACTTTAAAACCCATTTAAACATTCATCCAGGCGAGTTTAAATCGTTTAAAAACACCCGTGCATCATAACTTTCGGCTTCGACTTTAAGCTTGTCGCTGCCGCTTGGGGTGACGTTTTTCACCACCATGCTGTGCGCCCAACGGTCGGTGGTGCCGAAGATATAAAAGGGCGGTTCCATCCGGCCGTTGGTGGTGGCGCTAAAGTCTAGGTTCCTTTCCAAAATCACTTCATCATCGCTATTGCCTTTGCTGCAATTCACCGGACCAAACAGGCTGCCGTTTGGGCGTCGGATGGCGATAACGTGCTGGGCGTTGGCTGTCCAGGTGAGCGGCTGGTTTAGTTTAAGTCTATTGCCAGCGGTCACAGCAGTGACGCGGCCGGATTGGTTGCGGATATTGTCAGCAACAGCGATGAGGCTTGCGAACTGGGCGTTATGGGCGTCCAGCTCGGTGGAGAAGTTGATAAACTTGCGCACATATTTCATTCTGGCGCGTATACGCATGCCAATTCGCCATGCTTGGGTCTTGTTAGTGACGCCAAAGGCGCGGATTTTCTCGGGCTTAATCCCGGCATCGCCTGGTAACAGGCATTTAACGGTCGCGGTTTTCCATGTCTCAGGATCCATGTATTCCACTTCCACACTATCGGGTTCGTCGGGTTTAAAGTTACTAAACTCAATCTTTAAACTGTCGGTGAGCATATTGTCCGGGCTAAAAAATTGCCGATGGATGGTCTGTGGGTCTTCGCGTACTGGGTAGAGCTGCCCAAATTCTAGCACTGGCTCGGCGTAGCCGGTATACAGGATGCGCTGCAGCACATCCAGCAAGGTACTGTCGTTATCAAAGACGGCATTAAAGGTTTGGTTTTGCGCGGTGCATTTGTCTTTAAAGGTCTGCAAATCTGGTAGCGATAACGTGCTGTCACTGTGGCCTGCGTCTTTGACCGCATAACCAAAAAAGTCCGCAATGGCATTGGTGGGGCCAGCCTCAATCCAGCTGTTGTTGCTCAGTCTTGGTAAAATGCGGGTTGGCTTGCACAGAATGCGGCTTTCGGCGCTGTCGGCCAGCGCGTTGTTGCCGATGATGCTCATGGCCATGGTGGTGATGCCGCTGTAGCGGATCACTGTGTTTAACCGGCTTTTAACACGCTTGCAAATCACTTTATCTTTGACCTGGATATCATCAAAAGCGGCTGTGGTGCGGATGATGGCCACCTCATAGGTCGCTTTGGCCAAGCTAATAATGACGGTTTGGCCATATTCATCCATCGATCGGCGACTGAACTTCACGGTCTGAATGGTCCAGTCGATGGTGCCAAGTACCCTATACATAATATTGACGTACACATCAATGGTGCTGATGGTGCCATCATCGTTAATTCGGCCCATACCAGGGATAAAAAAGTCGATTTCGATTTTGTCTGTTGTTTCGTTCTGCGGGCAAATCAGATAAGGGCCGAGCTGCCAGTTTTTTAAATCGGTGATAGGTTCGATATAAGTGTTGTAATAAAAGCGGTAATCGGTCGGAAAGGCGGTCCAGCCGGGCTGGTCAACCTTAGTGACAGTGAACTCCTTTTTATCGCCGCTGACCGCTGTCACCTTATATAAGCCGAGAATGCCGCTGGTGCGGGTTTTGGCGATGCGGACGTATTGCGATACCGCTGCCGGGAGACTCACGGCTTCACCGGCCATGCCAGTCAGGGTGATTTGGTTGGTGGTCACGCTGGCTAAGCGATAGCCACCATTAATACCTTTACCCATCAAACCAATGATTTGACCCACGACTTGATAGCGGCCAATGCCTGGCGCGGAAATGATGTTGCCACTGACCGCTGCAATGCCTTCAAAGGTGGTCAGGTTATTGGTGCGGCCATTGATATAGAGATAGTCATCCAGTTTAAACAGCAGTTCAACTGCTGGGCCATACTGGCCGGTTTTGCTGACCGTGAAGCGGTTTTGGTTGGTGACAATATAGGTGTTGGCATTACCATCCATTAAACCGGGCGGTGTAGTGAGTTCAAAGCCGGATTCGCTGACTTCCGCGCTTTGGAACCAGTTTTGATATGCCGGATGGCTGCTGATATTGGCACCCGGCTCAAACAACGCATAGCTGATATTATCCAAATACCGGCTAATCGGCGTTTGCGCGATTTTAATGTCATCAGCGCTCAATTGGTACTTGCCAACGCCAATCGAAAACAGCAAATCCACACAAGGCACGCCGTTTTTATAAAAGCGGTGCGGCTGGTTTAAATAGTCCGGGAACACGCCATGAGTGCCTGCAATTTCAGGAATAATGCCGTTTAACCGTGCGCGGTTGCCTTGTAGGTTCACATCATAAATAGACGAACCGGCAGGCGTTGTTCTGTTATAAGTATCCGGCATTTTCTTGGCCATGGCTTTGGCGGCCACAGCACCACCGACCACGGCCATAATGGCAATCACCGCCGTTGCTGCATCTTTGGGTTCCAGCATTAAATCAATGGTGCCATCGACCGGCAGCAGCTCATTAAAGCGCGCTTCTGGCCAATGCTCACCATTGACGGTACAGCTAAAAGGTGCTGCCCGGTCATCATAATTTTTGACGTTAGACGTCAGCCAGGCTTTTAGGCTGACTGGGACGGTGAGCGGATGCACTTCATCCGGTTTGCTGCTGAATTTATTGCTAAAGATGCGGATCATATCGGTAAAACTCTGTGTGAAGGCCAAGGCGTTTAAACTGCCGGTGGCTAATGAGCGCCGTGCCGGTGTTTTGGGTGGTGTGTAAAATATCGCTGCTGTCGATACAAACCCCGACATGCACCAGCACGCCAAACTTAAACAGGCAGGCCACTGCGCCAGCCTCGGCTTGCGTGGGTTTAAACTGATTTAAACTCTGTTTAAAGGCGATGTTTAAATTGTTTAAATCATGCGGATGGATGGTGCCAAATGCGGCAAAGAGCGGCTGCCTAAAGTCATGGTGCAGCACATGCCGCACCAGACCCCAGCAATCCCAGCCGGTTAAGTCACGCCCAAAGTCTTGATAAGGCACCTGCAGATAACGCTCAATGCTATTAGCCATAAATCAGCCCCGGAGCAAAAGCAGCGGTATAACGGCGCTTTGGCCATGGGGCATTAACCAAATCATGAAAGGTTGCCCGCAGTGACGCGCTTTTCACGTCGACCGAGCTTGCCGTAACGGTTAACCGCATCGGGGTTTCAGAGGGCGCAGATAAGTTACTGCCCAAATAAGCCCGATAGACCACAGTCACCCGGCTGCCAGCTTCCATCGCCGCTTCAATAAAAGCCATTGCATCGCCTGAGACGTTATCAATCTGAAACTGCAGCTCCTGCGCGCCTTTAATGCTTTTTTGCGGCAAACTCACCGCAAAGAACGAGCGCGCAAAAGTCACAGTGCTGCCGGTTTCTAACGTCGCCACCAAATCGTCATAGCCTTGCACCAGTCGCCTGGTGCCTTTACTGCTAATCAGTTCAATGGTGTGGTGGATGATTTCATCCACCGGCGCGCTGGCATACACCACTTCAAGCAATTGGCTCATAGCTTAAAGCTTCGGCACATGAAACACATAATCCACGCCCGCCTGTGCAGTAAGCGTCGCGATGGTTTGCTCCTGTTGGTCCACCCAGTTTCTCACTACATCATAGTGCGCCACGATATGGGCAGGCACCGGCGCGGGCGTGTTGGTATTGGCCATGCGGTACTCGCGGATATACATCCAGTCGAATTTCGCCAGTTCATTGGCACTGGCGACTTTGACCTGCTTGATTAGTTCTTGGCGTACCATATTGGCGGCTTCTGTGTCGCCAACCAGACTTAACATAGTTTCTAAATCAATGCTTTGGTAAAGAAGCCCATTGTGTTGAATATCAAAAATCATTCTACAAACCTCGCATGTTTGATTTCGGTGATTGCGGATGTGAAGTTACTCAAAATGGTATTGGCCGTTTTATAGAGCAGCAGCATGCCACGACTCTGTGCGATCGAAGCTGACGTAGCGTTTGTGTTTTCTGCGTACATAAATTCGGCCGATGCAAAAGCTCCTGCGGCCTCAGAAGCAAATAAAGCACATCCATCTGAAATAAAATGGAACGAACGATTAGTTGCTGAAACAACCCCTGAAATGTATGTACCAATCATGGCACCAGCATTAGTGAGCTTAATAACTGCTTTCGTGTGCAACGCGCCCTCCATACCAACACGATTGATCGTACAAAAACGACAGGAAAATAATCCGTTATAAAGGTCATGCGCAGGTGCACGCCAATTGATAACAACATCATTGACGTTAGCGATGTTTGTGCCGCCAATGAATAAGCGGATCCCCATAAAGACCCTAAAGTTGGTGACATCGTAGACACCTGGGCGAAGATAAATTTCGACAGATCCAGCAAAGGTTTGTGCTGCAAAATTTAACGCTTTTTCAATCGTTGCAAATGGTTTAGAGCTTGTGCCTTCATTGGCATCATTTCCATTGACTGCATCAATGAAGAATTGTTTGCGCATGCTTGGGACGGCTGCAATTGCTTGGGCCAGCAAGTTCGTGAGCGAACTACGCTCGCCTTGCCATTTGCCGACCTCTTGAGTGTACGTTTGGTTGAGCGCATTAATGGCCGATACGGCCTGCGCGAGTTGTTCTGATGTGGTGGCCATTTGGCACTCCTACAGGTTGTTATCAATATCTGCCGCAGTCAACGTGCCTGCGACGGCTTTTTTCAGTAAATCAGTCAGGGTCTTGCGTAAAAAATGCTGCTGCGTTTGGCTGTAACCGCCATCGCTAAAGAGCGGGTAAATCGGGAAGCGCTGACGCATACCGTCGACGTCATGCACCCGAATGCCGTTGCCAAGCACCTGGCGCGGTGTGCCAGCTGCATCTTTCACCCAGGCGGTATTGGCGGTATCTGCAGGGTCCACTTGCCCTGGCACTTCAGGCACTACGCCCACCGGGGTGCCGTAGTAAAAGTGCAGCGGATTGGTGCCGCTAAAAGGCTTGGCCTGGGTGCCATGGCCAGCGGTTTCTTCGGCTTTCAGCAGTGTGTAATCGCCAGTTGGCAGGCTATAGGGATTCCAGTTTTCGCGCGGGGTACGCAAAATCAGCTCTAAGGGGATCATCCAGCTAAACCCACCGACCACACGCGGGTGGCTGGTTTTGGCGACGAAAAGTGTCGGGTCATTAAAGCCCCGGTTTGCCGCAACACGGCCCGACGCATCGCCCCGGTTGAACTTGTAGCGACGGTTATAACGGGCGGCATTTAAGCGGCCTGAACCGTTGTGGCTGTCCAGCACATCATTGAGGCCATACTGTGTGTAGCTTTCTTCCAAAACTGCGCCATCGCCTTCAAGGCCGGGTAACTTTTCGCAAAGGGCCAACAGATCGG